TGGTTGGTCGATGAGAAGTTTAAAGACTTCTTCGACCAATTTGAGATGTCTTGGCCGCATAACTCCCGGTTAGAGTGGCAACAGCGATATATGATCGCTATGTGGAAAGCCTAAATGGCAACCCTCACAGTTACAATCCCCAGTAATTTTATCCAGAACATGAACCAGTTGATGGCGAATGTTCAGAGAATGCAGCAATTAACGAATCAGCTTGTCCAAAAAATGCAAGCCACTCCGGCGGCACAAAATCTATACCGTGTTCATTATGCTGCGTCTCAAACGCATAGACTATATAATGTAATGCAGAAGATATATGCCACTCTTCAGCGGGCATTGGATTCGATTATAAATTCAATGGGGACTGTTGCAAAATACTTTTTGCGAGGTTTATCTGTTGCAGCAGGAGTACTAGGACCGATAATCAGTGCTGCGGTGACCATTACATCCTTTGCTATTTCTACTGCTATTTTTGCGACAACACTTACTTTGAGAATTTCAAGATGGTTTTGGGATAAGATGATCGGTCTTGGAGATTCTATACTTCAAGACTACCTTGCTGCTTCTGGTTCACGTTCTACAATAGGAGGATTACGGGCATTTAGAACTGCCTTTGGTATGGTAGATGATCCTGGATTATTGCCGGGAATGGTGCGGGCTCGTGGGGATGTTATGTCTCCACAATACGCTGCCCTACAAATGATGAAAGTCATGCCACAGAATGATACCACTGGCATGATGGTTCAAGCAGCTCTTGGAGCGGCAGCGTTTATGAAGGCTCAACAACTCGGTCAAGAATTAAGAATCGCCAATGCCTTGATGTTAACTTCTCTTTTTAATCCACAAACATTGCTCAAGTTAAAAAACTTGGATGATGACGAATTAAAGTTAATGAAAGAAAATTATGAAAGATATAAACCATTAATGCAGATAACTGAAAAAGCTGCGAAAGGTTGGATTAATTTTAGATTGCAAGTGAAGGCGGCTGGCGTACAGATTGAGACAGTTATTGTTGAGCAACTGGCTAATAAGGAATCTCCATTTGTGCAATCATTAACAAATCTGAGTCAAAGCATTACCCGGTTCTTTAAGATATTTACAGATAAGTTTATTACGAAAGAAGGAGTTGATACTCTTGGTAAGTGGATTGAAGATTTCGGAAAATATTTAAGTAAGCCAGAAACTATTGAAAAGATAGAAAAACTAATAGAAACTATAAAAGACATTGTTAAATCTGTATTTGAAGCAATAATGTATCTAAAGCAAATGATAGAGATATGGGGAGGAAAGACTCCGGTGGAACTTCGTGGTGGTGGTAGAAGAGTTCTGGCGCGACAATTAAGAATAGAACGCCCTTCAGGTGCTCCTTCCGTAACTGGTCCTGCTCCTATTGCTCGATATCCAGGTAGACAAAGATTTCATGAGAAAATTGGGATAGAGCGTAAGCCTTATGAACCAAGAATTTCACCCAGACCTGGAGCAGAACCAGAAGCTCCTACTAGGCTACGTGCCCCGACTAAACCAGAGGAAGCCCCAGAAACTGCTCAAGAAGCAGTTAAAGGAGGCTATGTTCGTGGTGGTGGGATTATAGACAGATCACAATTTGTTAATGAAATGCGGGATAAGCCGTGGCTTCGCCAAAGAGCCATGGAGATTGCAGCAAATGAGGAAGGGACTAATCCACACGGGACTCAAATGATTATTGAGTCTGCAATGAATCGTGCGCAAGTTCGTGGCACATCTTTAGAAAAACAACTTAGATGGACTTCTGAAGGTGGCTATTATGATGATGCTAGAGGCCATGGTCGAGCGGTAGCGACAGCAGCAAGTCCTCAAGGTAAAGCTATTCTAGGTCGTTCAGTAGATAATGCTTTGGGTGGAAGCAACGCGGCTGAATATGCAACAGATAACTCATCAGGAGGTATGGCTGAAAGGGAGGCACGGTCAGGTAAATTCAAGTTTATTAAGAAAACACCGCAAGGTGACACTATGTTTTCACCCGGTAGTGCAGAACCAAATCTTATACCTAAATTTGATGCATGGAAAAAGAAACAAGCAGGTAGAGGGGGAGGTGTAGGTGGATACACTGTTCAAGATATTAAAGAAATGGACGGTACGACTCCTCCTGCTGCTCGAGAAGCCCCGGTAGGACCAGTTCAAAAAACTGGCCCTGGAACATGGTCAGATCTACCAAAACGCCAAGGACATGATCCAGAACTGCGTACAGTTGATCCTAGGCTACGCGAAATTCTTTCTGCAAGTAGAAATCAATTTGAGAAAGCCCATCCCGGTTATCGTGTTCTAGCATCTTCAGGTCGTCGTACTACGGCTGGACCTCATAGTTCTCAAACTGGTGCTATAGACATGATTATTGTTGATCCACAAGGTCATGAAATTTCGAATAAGGGTGATGATCCCACTGGCTTATATCACGAATATGCTCGACATTCTTATGGTGAAATGCAGGCTCGTTATCCTGAATTAAAGGGTAGATTCGCATGGGGTGGTGCATTCGGCACACAACTCGGTGGTGGTGGTCCTCCAGATTTGATGCACTTTGACCTTAGTGGTGATCGTGGGCATTGGACCCAAAATCGTATGGGGAATTTAGGACCTATGCCGGGAGTTTTATATGGAAAGACCCCTTCTGTAGGACCAGATCAACAGACACAAGCTCCTGCTGATCCTAAAACTCCTTGGCCGCAATATAAGCCGGAGCCTTGGCCAGAAGAAGACCATCCGATTAACAAAGTAAAGGTACACAACCATTCTGATGAAGATGTTAGTGAAGCTAAATCTAGTTCTGATAATGATAGTGGTAAATCAACCCCGGCGGAAGACTTGGCTGAGGGAACGGCTCCTGTATGAGATACATCAATGTAGCAATAACAGACGCTCCTGCTGTATTCCCGGCTAGATATGATAACGGGGCACAGTGGGGAACTACATTTGGTGGATACCATGATCCTAATGCACAACAGGTTGAATTTCAACTCACAGCACTGGATGCAAAGACACCTACCGAAAATAGTACTCTAATCGTATATGGAGTGAGCTGGGATCAAATTAAAGCATCAAATCAGCTTGTTGGTCATCCGATGATTATTAATGGAGGTATGTCAGCAGGATTGCCATTGGCTACTTTTCAATCTCAAAGACCAAAGCTATTAATGGAAACCACGATTCTAAAGGCTTGGGGAAATTGGATAGGGAATGAAACTTCTATCGGATTCTTACTTGCTCCGGCCTCTGTAGGATCAGCAACTGGACCAGTAGGTGATTCTTCAGGTGGCGGTAGTGAAGGAAGTAGTGGCAGTGGTGGAGGTAGTGCATCTCCCCAAGTTAACCGTACTGGATTTCGTTCTATAGATCGTAGAACATTTCCACTTGGTCGCCCATCAGTAGGTACTAGAGGCTTTGCTCCCTTAGGAATGGATCCTGGAGCTATTGCACAAATGATAGGAGGTATGATTACTTCCGATGCTGACATTGGACCGGCGACATCAACATTTGGAAATGTTTTTAGTTCATTTCTTGGTGGCGGCAATGCAAACCCTCTATCAGCACCATTGAATATTATCCACAATTTAATGCCGAATATGCCTCTGTCTGGTGCAATTCAAGAGACATTGTCTAAAGCATTTCCTAAAGCAAATGTCAATGTAGCTATTTCATCTGCATTGAAATTGGCTTATCAAGATGCGGGGATGTATCAGTCTTTAGAACAATATACCGGGTACATCAACAAACTTAGCCAATCAATATTAGGAGTTAAAAAATATCCTGGGATCCATATAACTTCTGTCGGCCATGTTCTTGATGTATGGGATACATCTACATCTCTTGGGAATGCTGTAATTGATTATAAGGACTTGATAGGTCAGCCTACATGGTTAGATCCGGTAACTATTAGCGTTAAGATTGTGTTGCGTGGTGGATTAAAGCCGGGGATGTTTATCACATTACCAGACACCGTCGTTAATTTTTCTGGTGAGGGTTCTCAGTTACCTATGGAAGCTGGTGCATCTGATCAAAGGTCCCATATTTCACTTCCAGGATCTTATCAGATAATGAAGGTTTTGCATATAGGTGATCTTCGGAACCCGGATGGTGCGAGTTGGAGTACTAATCTAGAAGCAGTTACTCAGGGTTCAGTTGCTGCTCAACTGCCACCAGAATCACCTTCACCACCACCACCACCACCACAGACGCAGACAGATATATTGATAAGACCTCCTCCGGGAGGATTCCCACAACCGCAGCGTATGGTACGAAGATATGGCTAAACAGCCGACCTTAACTGTCAATGTTAATTCGCAACAGTTCCAACAGTTTGCGAAACAGTTCAACGCGCTCACTGGTCAGATGAAGCAGTTGAATGCTAATTTCGCACAGATCAATTCTACTTTGAATAGAACCAATATATTTCTCCGTAGTGCACAGGCCGGAACAAATCTTTTATATTCAGGATTAACAAGAGTCGCAGGAGTAGCTGGTAGAATTACGAAACACTTTTTGAGTTGGGGCACGATTATCGGTGCTGTCACCGCTCTGCTAGGTGTAGGAGGTAGCCTATTCGGCATTGAAAGACTAGCTGCATCTATTATGCAGAAACGAAGAATGGTAATGGGACTTGGCGGGGATTACGGTCGGATCCAAGCCAGTTCCATTTTTAATCAGTCTTTGATTGGCTCACCAACTGATGTTATGAGAAACATTACGTTGGGAATGCATGGTGAACCAGATCAGATGAAAGCTCTGATGGCTGCGGGTGTGTATCAACCCGGTGGGAAGCCAGAAGATGTTATGGATAAGCTGGTTGAAAAACTCCCGGCAATGCTGAATAAGAGCGGGCCTGGAATGGTTTTGCAGATGGCCCATGCGTATGGGATCGATAAGCTATTTCAAGATCCCATGGATTTATTGCGGTTGACTACTGAAGAAGGTCAAAAAGAATACCAAGTACAAAAGGAACTTAGAAAGCAATATGAGAAACAATTAGAAATCTCAAAACCTGCACAGAGGGCTTGGTCTGAATTATCGCTACAACTTCAGGCGGCAGGAGCACAGCTAGAATCAATCTTTGGTGAAAAGCTGGCGGACCTTGCTGAACCATTACGCCATTTGAGTGATGGGTTTGCAGCTATGGTTCGAACTTTAATGCAATCACCAGCAGTTCAAGCAATCATTAAAGAACTAGCTGGATGGATTGATAAGTTAGCAATTAAGATGAAAGGACTAACTGAAAAAGATATTGAAAAATTTATAACCAAGATACAGAACTGGTTGCCTACGATGGAAGAATTTAAGAGTGCTATGAAAGATTTTGTTGAAATCTTGAAAGGTGCTGTAGAAGTAATGAAATTCCTGCGTCACCCGATTGAAGGTATGCTAGGGGCAGGAGATACAGCCAAGCAACGATACCAGGAACAACAAGGCATAATCAAACCAGGACAGGCTGCAAAACCATCTATATTCGATTGGATGTTAGGTAGGAAACCCGCAGCTCCTACTGCTTCATCTTCTCCTAATGCTGCTCCTGCTACTGCTCCTGCTGCAATGTCTCCAGGTGGAGGCGGTGGGTTTCCATTTCCTGGTGCAGGCGGTCTTCCAGGGAAAGGTGCCTCATTTCCAGCTGGAATGCCTTCATGGTTATTTGGTGGTATGAACCAAGCTGGAATAGGTGGAACAGCTTCAGCTTGGTCCGGGGCTGCTTCTAAAATGACTCCACAAACACCATTTAGTGGTCGTTTTGGGAATTGGTCCGGCTCTTCAGACACACCTGAAAAGGGTGGTTCTCGTCCAGGTCCATTGTCAATGAACAATTGGCAAATGAATAGAGTTGCAAATCTGGTTGTACGCAATGTTCCCGGTTCCAACATCTTTATGAATGCTGAAGGAATGGTTGGATAATGCCGTCAACTAATTCGTTTATCCAGCTATCTTATCAAGTTTGCCCCATCATTTTAACGGGAGGGGTGGCTACGCAAATTCCTGGAAGTAGTCTACCGATTTTGAGTTTATTCTCTGGAGTTGGGCCTGCTGGATTAGGTCTACCGTTTGATGTTGGCGATTTAGATGATGCTTTTGGTGCCTTCAATGTTCTGCCGGGTGGAACACTGGTAAGTCAGCAGATTGCTAAATATCCATTTGCGAATCAGTCTGTTGCAGCCAATGCCACGATTCGAGAGCCACTAACGATATCAGTAATCATGGACGCTCCCATGCGCGGTCCAAATGCATGGGCTATTAAGGCAATGATAATGACCGCATTAAAAGGAACACTCGACTATCATAATAATGCGGGCGGAACTTATGCTATCGTTACCCCGGCTTTTATGTATACTGATTTGATTATGACAGCTTTGACCGATAACTCACGCGGTAATAATTCATTGCCGCAGAATGCATGGCGATTTGATTTTGAAAAACCACTTGTAGCTCTAGCTGATATTCAAACTGCACAAAATCAGCTTATGTCTAAAATCAGTAATGGAACAGTAGTAACAAATACATCCTTATCAGGTGCTCAACCAGGAAGTACGGTTGCACAGTCACAATTTCAAATAGATCCATCAACTGGATTAATGGTGGGGAGCGTATCTGGTTCTCCAACTGTGTTGGATACAGCTCAAGCTACCATGAATTTCCCACCTTTTATGAATGCCGCTCAATTTCCATTTAATGCTACATCATGACCTCAGTCATCCCATTCCTACCTTCTAATTTATTTCCACCTAAATTTAGGGTGAATTTTGATGGAGATGATTTTGATGTTATAATTACTTGGAATGTTTCTGCCCAACGCTATTATGTGAATATCTATGGATTCGATAATCAATGGATTGTAACTGTACCTTTGATTCAGACACCACCTTCACGTCCTGTACAATCAGCCACTTATGATAATTTGCGAAGAGTAATGACAGTGCAAATGGTAGACCCATCTCAATGGCCGATTCCATTAGCTGCGGCTGGATTGTTGACACCTCCTGGCACAATTGTTGATTACACGCTTGAAAATTTCGACCCTGCTGTATTGAATGGTAAATGGCGAACATTACAGGTTACTCCAACTATATTTTCATTTTCATTAGATGCAGACCCCGGTGCAATTAATATTCTTGGTACTATAGGTAGATTAATGAATATGATCGAAGGAATATTTCAAACATCCACCCTTGTCTATCGTAATGGTTCATTCGAGGTGAATCCATAATGGGCCGCTATGACTCACATAAGCATCCGTTCCAGTATCGGATGAACCAATGGTCCCAGAAAAGGACCAATACGGTACAAGAATCACAAACCAAGTCTATCCCTTGCCATGTAACCAAGGTTGATAAAGACTTTATTACGGTTGCGTTCGAAACCCAAAATGGATTGTTTACTCCCCCGACTGTTAGAATCCCGCAGTCGATGTCTCAGTATGGTAGGGACCCTACTCAAGTAGGAGATAAAGGATTTGCTTCTCCTAGTGATTATTATCTTGGTGGTGTGACTGGTGAAGCTGGCGGTAATACGAATTTCTACCCTCGCGGTAACTTGACTGCAATATCATTTCAGCCGGTAAGTCATAAGCAAAACCCGGATCGTGATCAAGATCAATTAACTCATATGGGTGGTCCAAATGGTTGGATCGTTGGGCCACACAAGAAGCAACAGCAAGATCAGCAGCAATCTCAAAATGGTGGTCAGTCTGGGTTAGGAAATGTCCTAACGGCTTTTAGAACTACGACAGCGTTCAGGGCACAGCAATCAAGGTTACGTCAGGCAGTTCCTCTTGATACATCAGGTGGATCTGGTGGAACAGGTGGTGGAACAGGTGGTTCTACCTCTGGACAACAGCAACAAGATGATGATAAAACACAATTCAGCTTTGATAAAGATGGTAAGGCTGTAATGCAAAGTAAAGATACAGATCACGTCATTACTGTAGATCAAAAAGGTAAAAAGATTACCATCAAAGTACCTACCGGTCATAAGATTTATGTAGGAGGTGATGGTTCAGAAGGACAATATGCCCAATTGACAACAGTCAAGGGTCCTGTTATTAATGCATTAGGGCGGATAGGATGAGAACATACGGGCGTACACGTGATGTCTTAACCGGGAAAAAGACGTGGTGGATAGTTACGACTGATGGCAATGGCTTTAATGACGGAGTGTGGTTAACGACTCTGGCTCAGGTGGTCAAATTGAACTTGGGTGAAAGCCCGTTTTTTGCTAATTATGGTATCCCTGCTCACCCATCAGTTGTAACCCAAATACAACCAGATTTCTTCATGGCTAGAACCCATCAACAATTTCTTCCTTATTTTGCTTCCTTAGTTTTAACGAAGCAGCCAGACGCCGTTGATGATGATGGTAGACCAGCACCATCATATTATATCAGCGTTCTAACAAACTACGGTTCCAGAATCGGTGTGCGAACTGCTCCCGGTTATCCTCTAGATCAACCGATCTAAACATGGCAACACTTCCTCTTGTAATGACAGCGCAAGGACTGCAACCGGCAGCTCCATCAGACTTGCGGAATCGACTGATTACATTGGTCGCAGCCAGTAATCCTGACTATACCGCCAATCTTCCAGGATCATTAATTGAAGATGTCTCTAGCACTGATACCTATGCTCTGGTTGTTAGTGATAGTTTTTTGGTTGATCTTGTTAATTCAGTTACTCCGTATGGAGCTAATCCATACTTGCTTAATCAGCTCGGCATATTATATGGTGTAGATCCACAACCTATCACAAATACATCGGTCTTTGTTGTATTCACCGGTACTCCCGGTTATATCGTTGCTCAGGGGTTTGTGGTTGGTGATGGAACTTATCAATACGTTTGTCAGACTGGTGGTATCTGTGGTATAGATGGGAATACCTTGCCTATTTATGCTCTTGCAACTCAGGATGGAGCTTGGCCGGTTGCTGCGAATACTGTAGTGCAGATGATTACATCTGTTCCGGCTAATGTTTCATTGGTTGTAAATAATCCGGTTACTGGTATTCCGTCCCAGTCTGGTGAGCCCATCAGTATCTACAGGGAGCGCTGTTTTACGGCCGGATTGGCTGCATCGACCGGCATGGCTCGTTATCTTAAAACACTGGTAGCGAATGTTCCAGGTGTTCAGAATCGGTTAGTTTCTGTACAAGAGCAAGAAGATTTAGAAGCGTTTACAATCATCGTTGGTGGTGGTGACCCATATCAAGTTGCCTATGCAATCTGGAGCGCACATTTCTATACTCCCGGTCTAACTGGCGCGGTTATTCGGATTGCCGGTATTTCTAATACAAATCCAATTAGAATCACCACGGCAGATAATCATAATCTAGCTACAGGTGATATTGAAGTTATATCAGGAAATGTTGGGGTTCCTCTAATTAATAATTATCCTTGGCCTATTACTGTAACGGGATTAAAAACCTTCACTATTCCTGTAGATGGGACACAATATGGTACGTGGCAATATGGAGGTGTAGTCACACCTAATCCTATCAATGAGTTGGTTTCTGTGTCTGACTATCCTGATTCTTTCACTATACCCTTTGTAAATCCACCTCAGGAAATAGTAAACATCCAAGTGACTTGGGTTACAGATTCTCCAAACTATGTATCCTCATCTGCTATTGCTCAAGCTGCTTCACCAGCTATCATAGATTACATCAATAGTTTACCGGCTGGAACAACACCCATAAATCTGAATGTGTTGAATCAAGTGTTTATTGATTCAGTCGTTAATGTTCTGGCAGGAGAATTAATTATAGATATTAATTGGGTTATCTCAGTCAGTGGAGTTGGTACAGTTCCAGCTTCTGGTACTCAGGTTATTTATGGAGATCGATACAGTTATTTCTACACTGACACTTCGAATGTTTCAGTAATTCAGGGTGCGTAAATGGCATCTCTGTTCATACTAAAACCAGCACTCACGGCAGTCGTTGGCGTCGGTGGACAATCGGTTCAAATAGCTGATACTACAATGGGCACGAAGGGTGGGTTGATTGTTAACCCACTCAGGCCTGAAGACCAAGGGTTGCCGGTATCTGAATCACTCTGGGTTAACCTCTTAGGATCTGCTGCGACTGCCGCAGTCAATGGAACAGTTGAAGTAGTCCCCGGGCAATCTTTTCTTGTTCCACCAGAAACAAATGTTTGGGTCACGGCAGTAACTTCTGGTCACAAGTTTACTGCATTCTTTTCTTCAAATTATACTGTTCCATTTCCTCCTGAGAGTGTTCCTGGAATACCGGGAGGTCCCGGTGGAGTTGTCATTGGTGGGATTGTATATGGAGGCCAGCCATTCCCACCTGTTGGAGTCACTGGCTTAACGCAGACTATTCCTTCATACCTATACCAAGAGTATAGTGATGATGACGATATGCAAGGATTTGTTGAAGCACAAAATGACTGCCAAGATGATTATGTTGATACATTCAATGCTTTGAACCTGCCCATTTATACTGGTCAACCTTCACTCGTTGAAAGCAAGTTACTTGATTGGGTGGGATCCGGTTTATATGGAATGGCCCGTCCGGCCCTGAATTCTGGTCGGCCGGTGCTGATGGGTCCTCTCAATACGTGGGGTCCAAATTGGTTATTCCCGATATGGGATATAGCTCCTGCAAGCACGTCTATTAAGTTTGGTTTAAATGAACTACAGTTCCTTAGTATTGGTGATATTGTCCTAACTGATGATGACTTATACCGTCGTATTCTCACATGGCATTTGTTCAAGGGAGACGGTAATTACTTTAGTCTTCGTTGGATGAAACGTCGTATTTGGCGATTCCTTTATGGTGTAAATGGAACACCCATTGAGGTATCCCCACCCGGTATAGGTGATGAATCGATCGCAGACACAGAACAAATCAGCCTGAGTATAGGTGTAGATCAAAATGTAACAATTCGGTTTGTTTTAGGACATAGGAAGGTTACTGGTGGAGCATTACTCAATGCCTTTGGATGTAATGGGTTTGAGCCAGCAACCGCTAAAACTCCACCATGGGATATAGGAGTTGCTTCAATTACATTAAATGATCTGGAAACAACTTATGTTCCATATCCACCACTTCCGTATATGGCGATATTCAAAGAAGCGTTGGACTCTGGGGTACTGGAAGTTCCGTACCAGTTTAACTTCACTTGTAATATTGGATAGGGCGGAAAAATGACGATTCTCTGGAGCAATAACGCCTCTACCACTGTGTCGGGCAGCATCACGGCAGCGAGCACAAGTGTTCAACTTGCTGCGGGCACAGGAGTCTTATTTCCTAATCCAACAGGAGGAAATTATTACGTCGCAACCTTTTATGATCAAGGAACAAAGACAATAAATGAAATTGTTCATGTCACAGCTATGGCTGGTGACGTTGCAACGATTGTCCGCGCGCAAGAAGGAACTGTTGCGAGAGCTTGGAATGCCGGAGATATTTTTGCTAACCTAGTCACAGCAGGAACGTTGGCTGCGTTTGTTCAGGCAGGAACTGGTCCTGCTAATACTTCAATCGTTTATGTTGGTACAGATACTTCAACGACTCCAGGTACGATTATTTGCGCCACGAACCCTGTTCCAGCAAGCCTTGCTGTTGGAATGATTTTCGATATCTGGGTTAAAAATCAAAACCCCGGTCCTGTTCAATTACAATTCAATGGTAATGCTGGAATTGCAGCTACACGAACTGATGGTTCTGCCATGGTTGGCGGCAATCTAGCCGCCGGTGAAAATTATCTATTCATGTACAATGGGGTGAACTTTACTTCAACCATTCCACCGATTCCATCAGTGCCCCCACAAACTGTGTTCTATGTTCGAACAGATGGGAATGATAATAATTCTGGATTTGCGAATACACCGACCGGAGCCTTTGCGACTCCATCTGGCGCTATTAATAGAATAAAACAACGATATATATCACAAACTGGCATCACAATTCGTGTTGCTGATGGTACATACATAGATGGTATTGGTGACAATACCAACTATATCGCTTCATGGAGCATTATTGGAAATACCACTTCACCAGGTAACGTTGTCATTAATGCAACGAGTGTTGTTCAGAGTAGTTATCCATCAGCCTATGCTTCTCCTGCTCGCGGTATCCAATCTGGTGGAACTGCTGTGATGGCTGTTGCAGGTATGACATTTCAATCGTACTATGAAAACGCCGCTGCTTCTGGAGGAGGTAATCTAAGTGTAACGACTTGTAATTTTACAGCTCCAACTTCTGGTGTAGCTTCTCCAATCGGTTCTTATACTGCTGCCCATGTATCATTGTGGGGAAATTGTTCGTATACTGGTGCTGTTTCCTCACCAGTTCTTTTTGGAGTATACGATGGCGGCTCAATGCTCTTTGCTTATACTGATGCTGTCGCCACTACAACTCTTACCTTTAATATCATTAGTGGCACAATCACGACTTCAACGGCATATGTCGCCGGTGCTGGAAATATAGTCTTCTATAACAATGCCTGCACATTCATAGGAATCACACCAAATTGTCCTCAATACCGCGCCAGTGCAGGCGGTGGTATCAACTTCGAAACTGGAGTTACAACGGGCTTCCCAGGTACACAACCCGGTATCGTTACTCCTCCTGGTTGGACTGCATAAGGAGTATGAACAATGGCTACGACTCCAGTTGCTGGACTTACGACGCAGACCGGAGCTACTCCCGCCATTCCTGTCAACGCAATATCTGCTAACCAGAGTGGGGGATATGTTGTTAATCCTCTGCTGCCAGCGGATCAGGGACTTGCGACTGCAGAAGTGTTGTTTGTGAATCAGGTTGGAAATGCCATTACTAATGCGAATGGCACGACAATAGCTCTCCAGCCGGGTCAATCTTATACAATTATTCCACAAACAACAACTCCTGTTAGTGTCTGTTCTCTTAGCCCTAACCACAAATTCACGGCGGTGATGTGGCCATGACTGAACTTCCCGAAGCAACTCCTAGAGAAGCTGTTCTGGGTTCAGGAGCCGGTGGACCACTATCGCCTCCGACGCCATGGATTCAATATACCGGGTATCTACAATATTCCGGTGGTATTGTCGTTGGTAGTCCTACAGGAGGGAATGAGGGGCCAGGAACGATAAATGCTGCGGCGATCTATGCCAATGGATCACAAATAATTCCTGCTAATTATTTGAATCTATCTGGCGGGACTATGACTGGTATACTGACCTTGTCAGGAAACCCGGTTAATCCACTTGATTCTGTACCCAAGCAGTATGCAGATACGAAGATTCCTTTAGCCGGTGGGACTATGACAGGTCTCCTGATTTTGTCAGGCGACCCGGCAGTGGCGGCTGGAGCAGCGACCAAAAATTATGTAGATAACAAAGCTGCTCTTTATCTGCCGTTGGTTGGTGGGACGTTGACGGGTCTATTGACCTTGTCTGGTGCCCCTACTGTTAATCTTCATGCTGCGACAAAGCTATATGTTGATACCGCTGTCGGAAATGTCCCGTTAGCAAATTACCTTCCACTAGCCGGTGGGACGTTAACAGGTGCATTGACGTTGAATGCCGACCCTACAGCTCTGCTTCAAGCCGCAACGAAACAGTACGTGGATGCTCATGCTGCTGGATTCACTTTTCCAGATGCACCTTCTGATGGCAATACCTATGGACGAAACAATGCGGCATGGGTGACTATTTCTACTGATGCAGGAACTTACTGATGGCCAGTATCATTAAACTGCTACGATCGATTACACCCGGTAGTCGCCCATCAGGGCAGACATATGGAGTTCCGTATTTCAATTTTGGGGATAAGCAATTTGGAGGGTTTGATTCGAGCAACGTAGCTCAAGATTTAATAGGTGTCCCATTCTTTTCTAATGCTACGAGCTATAGTGCGGGTCAACCTACCAATTTTCAGGGTCAACAGTATGTTGCTAAGACAGCCATAGCCGCTGGAACGTTCAATCCAGCGCAATGGATCCCTGTTAGTCCAAATGCGAATTGGCAGTTTGGAGGATTTGTTAACAAGTTCCGTAATCCTAAATTTGAATCTTGGCAACGTGGATCTTCCATTACTGCTCCAAATGGTGGTGGTGTAATCACGGCTGATGGATGGTATGTTTCTTCTACTGGTTCAGCATTTCCTGTAACATACACAACGGCTCCACCTACTGGTATCGGTGCGTATCTCGCAATGCTCCTGCAAGGTGTAGCAGGAAATACTTCACTTTCTGTCTATCAGTTTATGGAAAGTCTAGCTGTGGCGATACTTAGTGGTCAGAATGCCACTGTTTCAATAGCGATATATAATGGTACGGGTGCCACTTTCACACCGAGTGTGAATATTGCATATGCTAATGCGACAGATAATTGGTCTTCAGCTACGATCTTTGTTAATGGCGCATTATTTCAACCTTGTCCAGTAGGAACTTGGACAAGAATTGGGTATACATTCAATGCTCCAACTCAAGTCAAGCAAGGAATATATATTAGTTTCGTGCTTCCACCCATTGCTAATCCCAGTTACTTTATTGATGTAGTACAGGCAGATGTACGGGCAACTCCTGGTCTTCCGGTAGGAATTTGTTATAATCCGCCACCATTTGAGGATAGATCGTATACGACAGACCAAAACTTTGTTAAAAGATATTATCAAATTGGATCAGGTGTTAACATATGGTCAGGATCTTTCGTTGCTGGATCTAATGCTTATCATTCTGAAAAATTTTATTCTCCCATGCGTATACCTCCTACTATTAATATGATAGACATAGCAAACTCTGGATTTCCTGCGGGGGCTGCTGCAATTAATCAAGTTACTGCTTATGGAATACAAGTCTATAAAACTGCTCCTGCTCCTGGTTTTGGATGGTATGGATGGAGCTACAACGCAAGTGCGGAATTCTAATCATGAAGATTATCTACAGACTTACCCATAACCCAGATATGGTTAGAGCTCAACAAGCGGGTGATGATTCTGTTGCCATGTTCATTCCTCGTGATGATACAAACAAGGAATGGAGAATGTATCAAGCATGGCTCGCAGCAGGCAATAAGCCAGAGCCTGTACCAGAAGATGAACCTCTTCCTCTAGAATTGAAGCCAAGACCAAATACTGCTGAGTTTGAGGCAGAGCTTGGGGGAACTCAATTACCACCAGATTCAAAGAAGGCGACCGAGTAAAGTTGAAAGATTCCGTAGCCAAGACGTTTATGAAACCAAGTGCCCCTCATAAACGCAATTGGGCTGCACGGAAAGGGACTGTTGTCAAATATGCTCGTGTTACTCGCAATGTTACAATCTTATGGGATGGTCGAAGATCTTGTGACTATTGGCCTTCAGCAGCATTGGAGATGATAGATGCAAGTGGTCATTAGCTCAGGGCACGGTGAACTTGTCCGTGGTGCCAGTGGCTACCTCGATGAGGTAGACGAGGCTCGCAATGTAGTTGAGCAACTGGCAAAGGATCTAAATCTGCTTGGCATTGACGTGTACACATTTCATGATAACACCTCAACCACACAAAGTGAAAACCTAGAAACGATTGTAAATTATCATAACTCACAAGTACGTGATCTCGATGTTAGTGTTCATTTTAATGCCTATCAAACGACTAACAAACCAATGGGAACTGAAGTCCTATATGTCTCCCAAAAAGACATCGCGGCGGACGTCTCGCAAGCAATTGCGAAAACGACAGGGTTGCCTGACCGGGGTGCTAAGAAACGTACTGATCTGTATTTCCTTAATAATACCTCAGGGCCAGCTATTTTAATAGAAGTATGCTTCGTCGATAGCTCTGCAGATGCGAATGCATACAAGACAAAATTTCACGCAATCTGTCGAGCGATTGCCGGTGTAGCACGTCCTACTGATCCTGAAATACAAATCAAGAATCCTAATCCCCTCCCGGCTAATCAGATGAATATTGTTGCGAGCATGTTTGGTGGTGAAGCTGATTATAACGTCAGTGCTTATGATGAAGATAAGGTGCTGAACGATACAGACCTCTATGTGGCTTTGCCAGATAGATTTGAAATGGATGATAGACCTGAAGTAAAAGTCTACAACCGGGTATCTGGTAAAGAGGCAGTGGCAGAGATCTGGGACGTTGGGCCTTGGAATACAGATGACCCATATTGGGTCAAGGGGACTCGACCACAGGCAGAGTCTGGCACTGATATGACTGGTCGGGAAACCAATAATGCCGGGATAGACTTGTCTCCGGCATTGGCAGCACTTCTAGATATAGACGGAATGGGTAAAGTGGACTGGGAGTTTACGTGAAATGGTAAGACAACTCGCTGGTCAAGTTGTTGATTCGTTAAGGAATCAGCCTGCGCTGTTGGCATCGATTATTACTAATCTTATTCTATTAGCTGGATTTGGTTACATCTTAAGTCATATTTCAGAAGCAAGTACAAATAAGGATAAGATAATTGCTGAATTGTCTCAAAAGTGCAATAGATAAGGCCAGAAGCCAAAAAGCCAGCCAATACAAGGTTCTAGCCATTATAGACGGACTTGTACTACCCCTGTACACCCCTTACGGAAAGTGGCGTGGGTGGTTGTAACCCCCCACTTTCACACCCACCCACGGGCCTTCTTAAAATTTCCTGTAAAAACAATGGGTTAGTCTCCTTCTGGGACTATAGTGTTCTGCTCATCATTTTGAATGTTTTTTTCTTCTTGTATGACCTTGGCCCAATCATACCACTTCTTATAAAGGAGATATGGACCTTGGCGGGTTTCGCCTATATCTTCCGAAATCTTGCCCCAACTTAATCCTTGGTTATCATGCAAGTCTATGATTTTAAAAACTTTATCTGGGTCCCTGGGAGCAGCACTCGGTCCCCGCCGTCTTGGCGGTTTAACCTCACACACATCTGCGTCGGACATCAAAGGTTTCTCACCTCCATAATTGCCCCCTATCGCACTTTACAATATTATACAGCAATGAAAACTCACCAGCAATTTCTTTGTGTTATATTAGCCACTCTTTGAACTTATCTCCCTGTAGAGTTGCAGACATATTTATCTTTTTGCGTAGGGTATGGATTAGCTTTTCATCAAGGGTGCCTCTGGCACGTAGATCGATATATGTTACGAACTTGGTTTGCCCGATTCGATGTGCTCGATCTTCAGACTGTTGCCTGTCCTCATTGTCAAAACTGTTCGCGTAGTAGATAACAAGATTACAGGCCGTCCAAGTGTTTCCAAACTTTCCAACGCTTTGGTTACTAACAATGAATCGGCAGCTTTCATCGGATTGAATGCGACTACGAGCTTCGACCCTCTCGTCAAGAGTAGTTTCTCCCCAGAAGCTAACCGTGGAATCATCACCAAATTCCTTTCTTAGTTTGGCTGTTATTTTTCTTAATGTTTGTGGATATGGTGCCCAGATAATAGCCTTTCCAGCATGGTTGTGAAGTATGTCAACCACAGCTTGAGTGCGGTTTTCTGGTATATCGTACAACGTGCCATCCTCTTGCCGGACATGCCCGCAAAGGATGTGCTGCATCTTTCCAAGCTGGTCTAGCTTGATACTGGCAGTACTGAACACACCTTCTTCTAGTTTCGCCATGGCAACATCACGCATCTGTTGATAGATACGGTGTTGTTCCTCGGTTAAGTCTACATCCCAAAATTGGTAAATTTTAGGCGGCAGGTCCAGCACTTGGTCTTTTGTGACCCGGTAGCTGGACTTCATTATTTTTTGATTGAGTTCCTCTAAGTTTCTATAAGAAACTATGATAGAGGCTTTTCGAAATGGCTTCCTATCCTGGCTATCATTAACTCGTTGCGCCATGGGCCGGAAGTCAACCTGCTCCATAATAGCATATCGGTTCTTGAATCCCCAGAAGCTTTTCTGCCCTATAATCTTCCAATCTAAATAATAGTATTGTGTGAATAAATCCATTGGGCTTTCCGGGGCAACCAACCCGGTAAGAATTCGTCGTGCTACAAAATGCTGCGACAGTTTATCTAATATGAACTTAGTTCGTGCCGCATCCTCATGGGCAATGGTGGTGGATTCATCTATCACGCCAATGACCCTACGCCCCTGTAAGAATTTAAAGAGATACCTGCGGGCCTCCCCCTCCCGGTTTAGGGCTTCGATATTCATCGCTAGGAACCTTGGCCTTCGTACATGAAGTGCTTCGGCCAAGGCTTGCTGTTGTGATTTATTTCCCCCGCTAATCCATGCTACAAGGTGGATAGCAGGTTTTCTTTCCTCTGGCACCCATTTGTCTAATTCACTCGGCTCTTCTTTAGTGCCATATATCCAATTCGTATAGCACCCTTTCGGTGCCAGTACGACCAAGTCTTGTGCTGTACCAAGATCAATTCTTGCCAACCAATCTTCAATAACCGGGCGGGACTTGCCGGTGCCTTGCTCCATGATTAGGGCGAAAAATTCATTCTGCCCAAGTAATTCTACCGCTGTTCCTTGATGTGCGAATTGTGGTTCCATGTTTAATCCGGTTCGATATCCTCATAGGATTCGTAGTTAGGGTCTTCCAAAACATCCTGCCTCCATTTCTTCTTTTCCTCAGGCCAGCATTTTTCGCAAGCCTTTTCTAGTTCGATGCCACGAGCATCGTAGTACCAGCGGCTCCACAATCCGGAGCCGCATTTGCACTTCCTTAATTGTTCAACCTTTTCCATTAGGTTTCTTCTTTCTGGGGTTGCGCTTTTTCTTCAGCCCCTGTTTCAATAACCAATTGGCTTGCTTTTCAATTTCCTTTTCAAAATCCAACTTGGTATTGTGAGCCTTGATGAACCCAACGACTACTTGGCCGTCTGATCTTAGTTCATCACGACGCACGTAGCCGAGGGCCGCAGCCGCTTGAGTAATGGTCGCATTTTGTGGTCGGCGGGTGCCACCATCAAACCAATTACTGAATGTGGAGGCAGTAACTCCTGTTATCCTTTCTGCCCGGCCATTAGACAGCTTTTCATCTGTCCTGACCATAGTTCGAGCGGCATCCAGAATAGGGTCTTTGTCAATGAAGCGGTAGTTCCGGTAGATGCGAACTTTAGCCATGCTTCGCCGCCTTTCTAGAGACCCTGTGGCGCAACCGGTCCTTCATCTTTTTAGTAAGGAAGTAGCCATCACCTTTGTTATCGACTAAGCCATCCTTTTTAAATTGCCAAACAAGTGAGTTTATAGAGGCTGCACCCCGGCCATCTTCAGTAAATGCCTCTTTGAGTTGACCGGCTGATATGGGACCTTTGGCCTTGGCTAGAACCCCTATCAAAAAATCCTTGTTAGGGATTTCATAACTTTTCTTGGGCTTGCGGGTAGCAGGATGAGCGCCATTTGGCTTCTTGGGTTTAGCGTCCCCCATGTCGAGGTCAAGTTTCGCAACCCCTGCCGTGTGATGCAATAGGCTCATTACACGCCCGACGGCTATCTCCTCCACCTTAATGGATATAGAGAATAATTTTGGCATTCAGTTTTAATCTCCTGCGTTTGATGCTGTAAAGCATTTTACCACACCCAACCTAGGATTGCCAGCTAGATAACAAAGACGCTATTTCTTCGAAATTCCACCGTGAGGGACCACCTTCCCACATCCAGCCGGATACGGCCTCTAAGCCTAGATTATACAAAGCTTCAGCTTGATCCCCTCGCATGAGCCACAGCTCATCCGCTCCATTATATTTCTTTGCTTTGGGCAAACGGCGAACAGCTATCCATGCGTTTCCGCCCATTCGGCAACGACGCATGAGCCATGCTACTTGGAAGGGTTTGGTCTGCACGTAATAGATATGAGTCTTCTTAAACTCTACCCAACCAGACACGCCGGTTGGCGTACAGAACTCTGAATCTGGGACACCACTGGCAGAGAACGCTGTCTCTATAGAGGTCCACTGCCATGCACGAAGTTGTTGACGGAATATGCTTCTTAATCCGCCATCACTAGCCATGCAAGATAGAATCCAGCGTGAATTTCAAATCCGGATCTAGTTCCGATTGCCCTCGTAGCCAAGCCAAATAATCACGAGGTATATCTTCAAACTTCATGCCTTTATGTTTACCGAACCCAATGTTCCTCAGCTTATTTGGACCCTGAGTAATCGCATACAATTCAGCCGGTGAATGCTTGTCTAGCATTTTCAGTAAGATACCGGCAGTCGTTGCCACGTCGTATAAAGCTTGATGTGGTTGCCGGGATTTAATGGTAGGAGCCATAGATAAATCTGGCTTAACGTTCAGCCAGTACCGTAGAACTTGATTGCTATGGCCGGGAGCTTCAGGCCAGATATGCTTACTCACCCGGTAAGTACAGATCCAAGGGGTTTGAATCTCTGGAAGGAACTTAGAATCAAAATCAGAATTATGAGCCACAACGAAAGAATCAGGCTGAACCTCAGTAAGAAGTTGACGAACTGCCTGCTCACGCGTAACGGCTCCTCTTTCCGCGGTAAGCTGGTCCGCGCGAATGTGGTGACTGGCCTGCGCTCTCGGGTCGATCGGACCCGAATATTGGATATATGTTTCATAGCAGGATATTGGTTCCCAGCCTTGATTCCCGTGCCATAAGGCAATCCATGCCAGCTCTAGCATGTGTCCGCCTTGCTCAGGAAGAGCGGACGTTTCAGTGTCTACAACGATAAGTTTCATGACGGAGCCCCATAAAAAGACCCCGTTAATTTAACCAGATTAACGGGGTCGTTTCCTCAGGCAGCAGGCTGCTTCTCAGGGGCCGGAGCAGGCTTCGGTACATCAACCACATGCGGTCCAACGTTGATGAACTTGTGGTCATGATCCCAACGCATGTCAGCGAAGGTCTGTCCGTTGGTGCGGTCCCACGGCTCAGCAGCCATAATGTCTAGATACTGCTTTACCGTCTGACCGGTCTTATAAACATTGAAACGTTCATTGGCACCACGCGTCTTGGCGTTCTCCTTCAGCACAGTAATAACGTGCTCATCAGGAAACGTGGGAAGACGGGGCCTCGGGGTAGCGCCTTCCTTCTTAACCTTGGCCTTCTTCTCCTTCTTTTCGCCAGTATCGGCAGCCTTTACTGGCTCTTTCTTGATAGCAGCGGGCGGGTTCTGTGGGGTGGCACCGGGAATTGACATACTTGTCTCCTATGTTGACATCAATTAGCGAATCAGTATATAGCACATCTGAAAACAGAATGCAAGTCAGTGACAGAAATTATTTTTGTTTCTTAAGTTCACCCCAACTA